TCCTATTAAGAGTTTATCCATAGGAACGATCCAGCGTATCTCATTCATTTGCCTGGAGTCTAAAGTAAAACTATAAGAGTCATCGTCCTGGATAGGAGTTGACTTATTCAAGTTCTCATAGTGACCTACTATGCTTCCCCATAGCTTTTGTGGATCGTTATTAGTTCTTGCAAAAACCAGTCTTTGTTCAAAGAAAGCGCAAGCGCCTGGATAGTCGTCAGTCTCGTCAAACGGATCTTCTGCACTCGGAGGTGTTTTTGTAAAGTCTGGAGTAATTGTAGTGGATGGCTCTGTAAATGTATTCGTATTAGCCTGCCCTATCCAGCCATAGTGATTAGAATTTCCGTTTGGATCTTTATAAATATTGTAGTGAGATGCGCCTGTTACAGCGTCCCAGGTCATAGCATTACTAGCTGCGCCCTCGTCTTCCGTGGAAGCGACTGACTCTTCCCCGTCTACCGATACTGCTGTTACAACGTAATAGCTGCCTGAGCCTCCCGCTAAAGCAAAATTTGCGGGAGCGGAAATATTTGATCCAAAGCTTACAGTAGATAGGGTCCAGACATCGTGAGCCGTCCTGGAGAGTTTTCTAGGTGCATAGTCTGGATGTGTAATATAGAGCACATCTGCGCTCTGTGTATATTTTAGTAGTGCAAGATCCTCTTCGGCGTATGGTGTTACTATCTCTACATAGCTGGAGGCTTCTAAGTAACCCATTTCCTCGGAGTCTGGATCTATACTTCCAGAAGTACGAACGTATATCGTGCTATACCCTAGAGAGTCATTATCTCCATAGCCCCACTCACTTACGCTCAAACTTCCCAGAGTACCTTCTGTAAGAACTGTCCCATCTTCGTAAACATATACTGGATCATCTACGCTTGGATCTCCGCCGCCGATAAGTTCCAGGTAGTACTCGTTAGTACCGCTCCCCGAAGCGGTCCACTTGTATGCCGAATCTACAATAGCGTCTGCAGTATGATAGGCGGCTATTAAATAGCTGTCTGCCTTACTATCTGGATCTGCATTATCGGTTAACCTGACATATATAGTGTCATACCCTAAAGTATCGTTATCTCCGTAACCCCACTCACCTGCGGATAAGCTGCCAAGTATGCCCGTAGACATAGACGTGCCATCTTCATGCACATAATGCGGAGTATCAAAGTCTGGATCTCCGCCTGCGTCCAGTTCCAGGTAAAACTCGTTAGTACCACTTCCAGAGGCAGACCATTTATAGGTCCCGCTTGCTACGATACTGTACTGCATCCTGGGGGCATAAACGACTTGCCCGCCGTTTCTAAACACTCGCATATACAAGTCGCCCATTTCCAGAATGTAGGAAGATACTACGGAAAACTGGAAGGGTATTAGTCTAGCAGTCTTGCTGGAGTCTTTTGCGTCTCCTATATATTCAGAGCCACCTCTATTGGAAGCCCCTCCATGTGGATGTATTATAAAATTTTTCATTGTTCTAAGCGCTGTCGGGTATTTAGCCAAGTCAGTACGTTTGTACAGCCCTGGACCCCACTCACCGCCTACAAAAGAGTTTTGTGTTATACTTGGGCTCATGATCTTGCATCCATTAATTCGTTAACGTCTTCGTCTTTGTTATTGTCTTCATTGCTGTTAATAGCTTTAGCAGAGGCTAAGACAAGCTCTGCCTTCTTATACATTTGATCTTCTAACTGCGTTTTTCCTGTTAAGCCTATTGCCATCTTAGCAGCCATTATATAGCTTAAATATTCTATAAAAAGAGATGTGAACATCGTAGTGTTAGTAACCTTTGCGGTATACTTTAACTCTGCGTCTTCAGCATTGGTAAGAATGAGTCTTTGATCTAGTGTGCTGTTCATTGCAGTTTCAAACTCTACACTTCCTACCTGTACATCTTTGTCGTTATCAATGTCATAGGATGTGCCTGTATTGGCACCTGTTTCGTCTAATATCTTTCGTGGCACTAAACAGTCTGAAGGGAAAGCATATGCGTAGTCCCAGTCTGTTATGTCGTCAGTAGTCTCTGCAAGTGTTACTCTCTTTCTTGCAAAACTCCAGTCATTAGCTTCGAGAGCTGCGTCCCTGGCAAACTCATATATAGTGTTACACTTTCTCGCTGCAGCCGTAGACTCAGTTAGAGAGCTTATCCTGTACGTTCCTAAGTGTCCTAAAGCTAAGTTACATATGTCAATTACCGAAGCCATGTTCCCCTCCAAAACTGAGCCGGGAGGTTAGGCCCGGCTCAATAAAAAATGCCAGCCTTACCTAATCATTATCCTCTATACTAAAAGCTTCTCTTACAATATTAATAAGAGAAACTAATAGCGGATCGTACCAGTCTTCTCTTTTAGCGATTGCGTCTTCGCACCAGTCTAGTGCCTTGTCTGCTACTTTTTCCACTTGCTCTGGTTTAAGTACCTGCACAAGTGCGCCAATTATGTAGCCTACAATCTGCGGTAAAATACTTTTTAAATTCATGTCTCTACTCCACTAAACTGTTTACGTTTTGTGCTTTATTCTTGAGTGCTTCCTTAGCTTCCTTAGCCTGTAATTGAGAGTAAGAGAGCGGTCTTTCTTCTTTCAACGTACTAAAGTCCGTTTCCCTTGCTACGTCTGAGTCTTTAGGCACAAAGTGCCTGGGTAATAAATCTACGTCTCCCACTTCACGGGAAGGCAGGACGTCGCCTGCCTTCCATATTCTGTGGCGAAAGTAGCATTTTCTAAGACAAATATAGTCCATGCAATTTCTCCAAAGTTAAAAATTATCCGTTTGTGTTCTCATCTAAGATTAGACCTGCAGTTATTTTACCTGCGGTAAAAGTACCTACGACTGTATAAGTCAAGCGTAAATACTGCTCGTCAATAGTCTTAGGTAGCTGTATCTTAAACTTATAACCAGCTACGAGTGAAGCTGTAAGAATAGCGCCAGAAGATACTAGCGTAGTAGCGCTACCGAAAGCCACGTCGTCGTCCGATTTTAAAACACAGTCAATACTTGTTCCACCTACAAAAGTAGTTGTTACCTGGACCAAAAGAGACCCGCCCTTTTCGTTAAGAGCTTTCACTTTTGAGTCGTCGTTTCCCAAGTCGATTACGTTTGTACTGTTTGCAGTAGTAGTAATCGCCTGGTCATTACTGAATAAATTTTGTGTATCTAATATCATTTCATTACTCCCTTTAAAAATTTAAACCAATATCATTAGCTAACTGCAGTTTCGGCGTTTAAGATAGCGTCACACTTCTTAATTGGAACCCCGTCAAACGCAAGCATTTTACCTGCGGCCTTACCTGCAAAGTCTTCAAGAGTTAAGTTAACATTGCTCTTATTAGCAACCTGTCTTCTTAAGTAAGAAGTGATTGTTTTATTGCAATAGAAAACTGCTTTACCCATGTCTAATGTTGGTGGAAGTTCTACTGCCTGCATCATTAGGTCCACAAGATCTGCGCCTGTAGCTGCGTTCTTTGTAAGATCAGAAACGTCGATGTTAGCTATTCTAACTACATATCTCCAGTCTTTAAGAACTAAGCCTGCATCCCATTTGTAGTGAGATCTATAACCCTGATAGATACCTGCGGGAGATTGAGCGTCCTGTAGAGTTACCTCTCCAAGATCTTTATGCTGTAAACCTGTGATTTTTCCTTTTGGGAAAATACCATGACAAGTCTGCTCGCCCCAAACAACTAACCATATAGAAGTGTTATCACTTCCAGTACCACTAGCGTCAAGAATGTTGTCGGCGTTTTCTGCAGATAGAGAAGAGTATCTAGGTGCAAGACCTGTAAACTCTTCAGGATCAGTGTCCTGGTTTCCGTAGAAAAGTGTAGATGCCATTTCCTGATTCATTGCCTCTAGGAAAGCCTTATCCTCGCTTAATCTAAACTCTGCAGTGTTACCATTTAGGTCTGCAAGGTCCTTATCCACTTCTGCGTACGCTTCTAACATACCACAAGTATCAGTTACACCAACTACTCTACTCTTACTAGGCTGCACGCCCTGGTAGAGCATTCTCCAGGCTACTATTGGTAGACCAGATCTAATGTTACTCTTATGACCTGTAGGCAAGTTACCTTGCAGCCAGACCATATCATCGAGTATGCGGTTAGTTAAATTTAAGATCTCTACTATTTTAGCGATCTTCCCTTCTGAGTCTACTCGCGCAGCCCAGTCACTTAGTGTTGCAGCATTTGCTCCTACTGTTGCCATTTACGACCTCCATAAAAAATTATTGTTTTTTCTGATTTCCGTAAAGCACTTCGGCTGCAGTTTTAGG